CTTTTGACTCTAGATAAAAATTCTTTTGTGACTAACTGGTGGAGTTCGTTAAATTGCTCTTCAGTTGCCTTTTTCATTGATTTATGTAAAAAAAGCCCTCTCAGAATCGTCTGTAAAGGGCTTGTAAATTTGTCTGGGTATGTTTGTACCCCTAGTTTTTAGACTCCTAAACCCTTTTTAACTATTGCTAGTGCTTTGTCATCTAGGTCGTTATCTGATTGCTCAACTAACTTCTGTAGTAGGTCTATAACGAATGTCTTAAATTTTGGACTTCTTAAAGCAGAAAGTACGAATGGTTTTGCTAGTGCTAACATTTTATTTTGTGGTTGATTTGATTGGTACTACGTCTGAACACAAGTGATATACTCGTGATTTATCTAATAACGTAAAACCTGTTTTTTGTAATTGTGCACATTTCAATGCACGGGTAAGCTCGTAGTCGAGTCTCATCTTTTCTTCTTGTCTTGCAGCCATTTGTCTGCATTGTTCTAAGCCACGCTTATCTAGAGGAACCATAAAGTTAACTTGGAACCCCCAGTTTTCAGCCATTGTGTAGCTGGAAGGATTCATTCCCATATCTTCATTTATTTCCCACGGCTTTGTATGATTGCCCATATAAAACGGAGAGAATGTCATGGTAGATCCGTTGCAGCTAATGTTTGGACCATAATGTTGACGAGACGGTGCTCCATTATTTTGGAATTGCACCGCCTGATTTGTCACATTTCCCGTTGCAGCAGCTACGGGGTTGCTAACATTATTAGTCTCTGGTTTGCTGTCTGCATACGCTGGACTTATTGTGAGAAGACTGAGTAAGAAGTAGTAGTGGAATCTGTATCTATAGTGCGGATTGTGTCGATTGTTTCGATTAGACCGGCTGCTCTTTCTGTTATCTCTAACTGAAAGTCTGCTCCATCTGTGGTTAAGCTGAAGGTTGTTGCGGTATCTGCAATATCTCCAGAAGGAGTGATATTTGTTCCAGACCAAGTTTTTACATCGGCTCCATAAACTTCTTGATTTATGGTTTCTGAGATGGTTTGGGTTGTTGTTGTCGTTGAGTTCATACTCCCTTGTGTAAATTGAGGAGTAATTGTGTTTGCTCTCGCTACTGAGGGTGACAACAGTGCTAAGAGAAGAATCCATTTCTTCATTGTTTTGATTTTGTAGTTGTAGTTCCGTTACCGTTTCCATTCTTCTTACCATTACCCGTGGACAAACCGAAAGTTGCTAGTGCTCCCGTAAAAATCGAAGCTACGAACGTGATATCGGCTGAAGTACCTGACTTCTTGACCATAGGCAGCTCAACATAATTAAGAGTAATTATGAATCCACTCCATATGACAACCCCTAAACGAACGGCAGCACCAAGTACTGCCATTTGTTCTTCATGGTCATCTATATTTTCTTTGAGCTTGGTAAGCATATTTTTTTTATCTTCTGGTTTTGTTTCCACTTATCTTTTTAACTAATGTTTTTATTAATGGTTTAAGTGCTGTTACTAACCATTTAAAAGCTGCTGTAGCTGTAAGAGTGGCAGCCACAGAAACTACTGCTGTGGTGGATGCAGTAATTAATATTTCGTTTTCAGGTAAAGGTACTTTTTTATCAATAATTGGTATCTTTACTTCTCTTATACCAGTAGGAGCTTCATCTGAAGGTTCTGCTTCTACCCCATTTGGTGGTCTTAAATCACTAGGAGGGACCACCATTGGTTTGTAATAAGGGACATCAGCCGTTGGTACGTCTAATGTCATTCTTTTTAAAACTGGAACTTCAGGTAATTTAAGTGCTGGACCTAAATCACTCATACTTTGTTTTGCCTAAAGTAATTGCAGCATCAATCGCTGTAAAGTCCTCAGTTGTCCAAATAGAAGTTGTATTATCAAGTTTTTTAAATTCTTTAATAGCTTCTAAATGTTCTACTAATCTTTGTATTTTATTTTTTTGTATATCTGTTATTGAAGATAATCCTGACAATGAATTAATTTGAGTAACATGTAATGTTGCAGCAGAATACATGTTTGCAATTTTATCTGTTGTAATTCTTTCATCCATTATTTTTTTAGCTCCTCAATTTCTTGTTTTAGTTCTTGTATTGCTCTTACAAGTATTGGTACTAGCTTGCCATAGGAAGCTTCTAATCGCTCTGGATTTTCATCCATTACTAAACCTAGATAATCAGCATCATTATCTTTTTGTACTTCTTGAAAATCTTGAGCAATAAAACCGGCTTCATAAGATCCATCTTTACTGTTGCCATCACGAGTCTGCCATTTAAATTTTACTGGTTTTAAACTATCAATAAAATCTAAACCTAATTCAAGTTGATTTACCTCTGTCTTATCTCTTGCATCAGATAAAGAACTAATAGTTTGAACATTACAACGTAGTGAGGCAATGTTTGAATCACCTAAAGTAATTTCATTATCAACACTTGCTGAACTCGAATCTGCATTATTTCCAATGATAATACAATTATCTCCTGTAGATAATGTAGAACCAGCAGTTGTTCCTAAAATTGTGTTTTGTTGCCCAGAAGTTATTGCTTTCCCAGACTCAACACCTATAACAATATCGTTTACTCCTGATGTAATATTATCGGCAGTATTATATCCAATTCCAATATTTTTTGCATTAGATGTATGATTACCTCTTTCTAAAGCATTATATCCAATTCCAATATTTTTACCCCCTTTACAGTAATACCCAGCAGTAGGACCGATCATTATTTGATCGGATATCGTATAACTACTGCTTACATATCCAGATGCTACTTGATCCCCTATATAGACTCCTTTTTGAACTTTGTACATGTAGTAAGCTGCTTCTCTACCAACTACAACATTACCCACTGAATTACCTGTACTGCCATTATCTGTAGCTTCTTTTAAAGCTCTATATCCTATAGCAACTTGAGATCCGTAGGCAGGATTAAGATTTGCACCAGCTTCCTTACCAATCAACACCATATTATCTTGATGAGTTAATTCTTTACCAGCATCCTCTCCAATTAATACATTATTAGTTCCACCTGATGTAAGGTCTTCACCAGCATTAGTTCCAGCTAATAAGTTACCTTGTGCATCGGGAGAAAAACCAGCACCACCACCGCCAGAAGCAGCAGCCCATGTTAGTCCACCAGTATTACCTGATTGTGCTTGTAGAAAGTATCCGTTAGTAGGTGAATTACTTACTTTTAAATTTGCTTCATCAACTACGTTATCTGCAATTACAGTTGCACCATCACCTGTAGATGTTACTTCTCCTGAGTGATTAGGGTGTGAATAATTATTAGCAGAAGCAGCAATACCATCAAGTTTTGTGTGGTCTGCATCAGTAAATACATTTGAATCTGAAGCTGAATCTACAAGAGTCCTAATTTCAGCAGCAGTTTGATCAGCAGTGGCACTTGCTTCTATAGCATTTAACTTAGTATGGTCTGCATCGGTAAATACGTTGCTATCACTAGCACTTTCAACTAATGTTCTTATTTCTGCTGCGGTCTGATCTGCCGTTGCTGATGCCTCTATTCCTGATAATTTAGTTTTCTCAGCATCGGTAAAAGCATTAGTATCAGATTCACCTTCATAAGCACTTTTTATCTCAGCACCTGTTTGATCTGCAGTTGCTGACGCTTCAATTCCATCTAGTTTTGTCTTTAGCGTATTAGTAAAATTATTCTGTGTTAACCCACCATCACCAACACTATAAGTTGTGTTTGTATCAGGTGGTGTTCCCCATGATGTATTACCACTTGAATCTGTTTTTAAATATTTACCATTCTGTATGTCGTTTGGAAGTGTGAAAGTATAACTTGCAGCAGCACTATGAGGTGGTCCTTTAAGAATAACTCCATGTGAGTTGTTCTCACAGTTAAGCTTTACTTGTCCTGAACCTCTAGTTGCATTACCTTTAGCGACTACTTTTCCTGATCCATTAGGATCTAAATCAATATCACCATTTGAAGTAGAGACTATATCTTGACCGTTGACATCTAAGTTACCTCCTAATTGAGGAGTTGTGTCATCTACTACATCTGAACTACCACTTCCACCTGTTCCGTTTGATGCAGCAGTTATTCTACCCTGAGCATCAACAGTTAAATTTGTATTTGTATAAGAGCCAGCTGTTACAGAAGTATCAGCCAGCTTTGTATTTGTGATGGCATCGTCATTTATACCACCAGTATTAATTTTAGTTAATGCCATGATTACCTTACTAAATATTTGTCTAGAACAATGCTGTTATCATTAGGATCAACACCAACATTAGATTTCATTAAAACCCAATTTGCTCCAATTGGTTGACCTCTGCGAACAACAAGTTTACCTAACAAACCAATAGCATCCCATTCTTTTCTTGCTGATCTTGGTTCATAAGTTTTTGTTGGGTCATAACTTTCGTTATAAACTCTTGATGGTCTAGTTATTCTTAAATTTTGATCTATTGCTTCTTGTGGACATCTACCAGCAGCTTTTTCAGTATCTATATCAGAAACTAAAATTTGAAAATCAGATACAACATTTGGATCATTAATATCTGGTTGAGGATTGTCTACTTCTGTATTATCACCAACTGTACTTATCTTATCAAAATTGTTCCATATAAGATATTCTTTGTTCTCTGTCACCCAACTACCGTAAGCATCTTTTTTATGTGCTGCTTGCCAACTACTCCATGCAGAGTCACCCACAACGGCAGGGTTAGCAGATACAATACCGATAATTTTAGATGTATCGTCACTATCTGTAGCTGGTCTTATCTTTTCACCATCCATAACAACAGTTATCCCTCTTCTGTCAGCACTACTTGTGTTACCATCTAACCATTCAAAATATTCAGCATAGTCAGCAGCATTACCAACATCAGCCCCACCATCAAATCGACCATTACCCTGCGACTCAAATTTTATAACAACACCACCACCAGTAGATATTAATAAAACTTCTTCTGTATTATCTGAGGTTTTTGCTCTTAATCTACTATAACGATTAGCTGAATGATTTGCTTGAAAATAAACTTCAGAATTACTATAATTAACAGAAGCAGCAGTTCGTGAATCTGCTTTTACTCTTCCAGCAAAAATACTATTCATTCCCTCAATCATTCCATTTTGCTTTACGCTAAACTTTCCATCATGGTTACCACCTTCATAAACAGTCGTAGCTGTATCACTACCAGATTCAGCGAAATATAAAATACTACTATCATCTTTACCACTTGTGTAATCACAAGCAGTCATTTTCATTACTGCTCTGTGATTTGAAGTATCATCGGTTCTTCCACTTGAAGCACCTATAGTATGAGGAGCATTTCTATAAATATTTACAGGAGAATTTGCATCAGTTCTTACCCTTCCAGCATATACATTTGCATAATGGAAACAATTACCATTTATATCAGTATGAAACTTTGGGACATCACCAAAACGAGTTGCTAACAATTGCCTGTTATCGTCTGTACCTGCAGAGTATGAACCTATTATTACGTTGTTGGTATTTGTGGTAGCATTTTGAAACTTAACAGGTCTCGAATTACCCATTGTCACTTTTGTGGTGTTGTCTGATGAATTATGTCTTAACGTAAAGTCATCTGCATCACCTATCCGTATTTCTTTATCATCAACTAAATCTAAATGACCTGTTTGCTGTACATCACCATCAGTATTTATTCCCCATTTTATTTCCTGAGTACCAGTTATATTATTTAAAAGATTAAATTTATTATTAGTAGCTGTTGATTGCAGTCTCCACTTATCGCCAACATTGTCACCTTCGTCTGCTATAAGTTCTAAATTGGCGTTGCTAGCTTCATAACCAATTATTGCCACAACTCCTTTAGCATTTGGGTCTGTAATTATAATTCCATTATCATCTAAAGTAAGAATTGTATTACCAGCCCTTTGAAGTTGTAGTTCGCCAGTTCCAGTATCATTAATAATCGAGTTGCTTCCGTCATGCGAAATGGTAAGGTCTGAACCAGTACCAAAAACAGCCTTTGCGTTATCAGCAAACTCAAGTGCATTATCTGATTTGTCAAAAACAACGTTGGCTGCTGCACCTGTGAAAGTAACATCACCGTCATGAGTCGCACCATCATCAGTAACCGTTCCAGTTGTAACTATATTCTGTGATCCAAAATCAGGAGAAATCTTTGTACCAGCTATTGCTGCACTACTAGAAATATCTCCATTAACAATAGAACCATCAACTATTTTAGCTGAAGTAACTGCATCGTCAGCTATCTTAGCTGTACTTACAGAATTATTACTTGGTACACCAATATTTAACGCTGATCCGAAAACAACAACGTGATAAGAGCTGCCGCTAGCTGGAGCAGAACTGAAAGTAACAGTAGATCCAGAAAGAGTAAACCCTTCGGATGGTTGACCTGTTCCAGAGTTAGGCTTTTGAATGACTCCATCTATTGAAATTAATATTTGTTGTGCAGTACTAGGTGCATTAGTAACTGTAAAAGCAGTTGTTGAACCATCAAATGCTGGACTTAAAGTAGAGATAAAGAAATCATTAGAACCTCCTCCACCTGAACCACCACCATCATCAGCAATAATAAATGCACCTGATCCTGTTGAATATTTAAGTATTTTTCCATCGGCTACACCAGCAGTATCAACGTTAGCTAGATCTCCAATATTCTTTGATGAAGTAACATCTGCATTAGTAGATATACTATTTAATTTTGTATGATCAGCATCAGTAAATACATTACTATCGGTAGCTGCTTCTACAGCTGTGCGTATTTCGGCATTGGTTTGATCTGCGGTGGCTGCTGTTTCAATACCAGCTAACTTAGTTTGTTCAGCATCACTAAATTCATTCGTATTAGCATTTGCTTCATAGGCAGTTTTTATTTCTGCATTAGTTTGATCTGCTGTAGCTGCTGTTTCAATACTGTTTAATTTTGTATGATCTGCATCTGTAAAGACATTACTGTCAGTAGCAGATTCAACAAGAGTTCTTATTTCTGCTGCTGTCTGATCATCTTTAGCATTAGTTTCTATAGTGTCGAGTTTAGTACCATCTACGGATACATCTCTACCATCTACAGTTCCAGTTGTAGCTACATTCTGAGAACCAAAATCTGGAGAGATCTTAGTTCCGGCTATTGCTGCTGATGCGTTAACGTCAGCATTGACAATAGTTCCATCAACTATTTTAGCTGAGTTAACTATTGAATCTTTTAAATCTGATTGTCTTATTAATTGTGCACTAGCTTCTTGAACTGAGTACAATACTTGAGTTTGGTTATTATTTAAGTCAGCTGCACGTATTGATGAACCAGCTGCAAATTGAGCTTGAGCTGAGTCTACGTTAGTTGTTCTATAAATATGAATAGCTACTCCACTTCCCGGAGCACTATTAAAGACAATATTTGTATTTGAAACAGTGTAGTCATTGTTTGTTTGACCACTTGTGTTTTCAGTTTTTAATACGTTGTCAAGTTCTACCTCAATATCCGCATTCGATAAATATGGAAATGTAAAGGCAAAGGTTGTGGTGGAACCATTGCCTGTATAAAAATGTTCAGTTGTCGCCATTTGTTTTTACAAACGATTTGTTATTTAGTTGTGTTGTGGTGAGTGGATTATCGGGTGGGTATTAATGTCTGTTGTAATGTTTGATCTATATTTCCTTCTTTTACATAATGTTCTTTGACACGCTTGTTATATTCACGTTGTCTAATATTGGCTAATGTTTCTTTATCTAGGTTTAATTCTGCCTGTCTTTTAGCATCACTAAATGCTCTATCTAATCTGTCAAATACTCCTTTAAATTTTTCAGTAGGTAAATCTTCACTAGATAAACCCATCTTTCTAGCAGCTTTGACAATATTTATAAAACCTTTAATACCATTTAATTCTGGATATTTAGAACCTGTATAAACAAGTTTATTAGCATCCTTCATTATTGTTGCTATTTCTTTTTTATAAGTTCCTAGCTCTCCCATCTTGCTAAAGATCGCAGATTTTTCTCTTTCTTCTAATTCAGCACCACCAATACTTCTATTAACTTTAGTTAGTAAGTCATACTCAACATCTACTAAAAATTGTTTTTCAGGACTAATACTTTCAGAAAATTTAATAGGACTATATGTATTAGCAAATCTCATCCATATACTTTCTGGATAACCGACTTTGGTTCCATCAATAGGATCAAACTTTTCAGGTAGTGCTCCTTGTGGGTCAAACATATCTAGCCAACCGTTTCTATTTCTCCAGCCTTCTAGCATGCCACCTTTCATTTGACGTAAGGCTGGATTAATAACCCTACCCATTTCATTACGCCATGAACCTAGTGGTCCCATTGCATTGTTTCCAAAACTTGCAGCCCATCTGTTAAATGCAAATCCATTACCTTGGAATATGTCATTCATAGGTTCAAGATTTGATAAAACTGATCTAGAAGTAATAGAAGAAGCAAATATATAAACTAATTTCTGTAAGGCATTTTCAATACCTTTTTCACTCATTAAGTCAAAGTTGTCTACAGTGTCAGCCACAGTAAACATCCAGTCACCTAATGGACCTAGGATATCTCCACTAGCCCATGTTTCAGTCCCGGGAATCTTATAGCTTCTTTTTTTCCAATTTAAAGAATCTCTAACTCTTTGCCTTGCTTTGTTGTAGTGACCATTTCCATGAATCCTATCTCCCATTGCTGCATTAACTGCAAGCATTGTAAAGACAGTACCCATAGCAACTTTACCTTTAACTTCATGTCTTATCGTTCTAAACTTTTGTAGGTATGTTTCATCAAAGACTTGTCCTCTAGATTCAAGTATTTCTTTTATTTCTTCTGGACCAAAATCAGTAATCTTTTTATTACCAAATGTTCCCCACATCTTTTTATAATCATTAGAAAGAATACCCATTGGACTATATTTTCCAAAGGTATCAATAATGTTTGCAGATGTTCGTGGAAATAATAAAAACGGTTTAAATACAGGATATCTATTGACTAGATCATTTAATCCTTTAACTGTATCGCTATCTAAGTTAAGAGCTATTTCACTATTGAGATAGTTAACTCCAGCATCATCAATCATGCCTTCATCATCAAACATATCTTTTCTTATTTTTTCAGATAACTCATCTAAATTCTTTTTAGAAAAATCCTTACCATCTTTAACAAGTTGATTAAATGCTCTTGATTTAGCTTCAGTACTAGCAACAACTGATCTGGAAAATCCATCCATTGCAGTCATACTATTAGCACCAAATCTAAGCCAAGGGTCATCTCCCATAGCTTGTAAGTTTTCGTACAGAGTAACTAAAGCTTGTGGTCCGTATTCGCCTTTAGCTTCAGCAGCTTTAGCATACTGTTGTAGTACTTCTAATTCGTCAGCTACTTTATTAGCAATATCTTCTCTCATTACATAAGAGACTTTACTAGGATCTGTAGCTACCTTTCTATAAACTTTACTCATATGCTTGGTAGCATTAATTAAAGTATCATCCATAGAAAAATATGTGTAATGAGCTTTTCTTATCTCTGACCAATCTCCACTTAATCCAGCACCTATAAGAGTCGCCATAGGTCTAGCAGTTAAACCACCTAAGTTACCTTGTAAAGCTTTAATAGGTGTGGCAAAGGCAGATAGAGTTGAGTTATAAACATTACTAAACCAAGCTCTGTTTATAATTGGAGCTACGTCTGGATTACCATCAATAATTGCTTTTTTAAATACACCTAACTTTTCAGATACCATCTTATTAAGTTGGTACATTGAATTTATATCTCCGTCAGTTAACTCATTAGCAAGTAATAAAGGACGTAAGAAATCAGGATTAGTTTTAGCTGTATCTCTTAAAGTTTGTGCATAGTTTTTAGCGTTAGGTATTAGATCAAGAAATGTTTGTTCACGTTCAGAAAGCATTGCTTCGCCAGCAGCTTTCATTACTTTTGGATTCTTAGTATTACTTGCTTTTTTCCAAGTGTTAGTAAATGCAAGAGTAGAACCAGCATCATATGCATGTAAACCTTTTTCAACTAATAAATATTCCAAACGGTCAGCTATTTGATCTATAGCTCTTTCCATTACCATGTTGTCATCCATAAGTCTGACACCTTCAGCAACATCAGATACTTGACCAGCTAGTGACGTAGCTAAATAAGCTCTAGCTTTTTTTGTATCTAAATCTAAAAGATCATCACTTAACTTTTTAATAGTTTTAACTACAGCGTTATATCCTTTAGTACCTACTACTTTGTTTACTCCATCTTCTAAAGTTTTTTTAGTCTCATCTAATAGTTTTTTCATATCCCCGGGAGACATCCTCGGATCAGATATTATTTCTGATAAACGATTACCAGCTTCATCTATTTCATCAAATGTAAGTCTTTTACCAGATGCTAATTCAGCTGAATATCTTCCACCGTTTTTAATTTCTTCTACTAATGATTTAATTAAAACTTCTTGAGTTCTATTATCTACTTCTAAACCATATTTAAGAGATGCTTCAGTTACAACACTACCTAAACGTCCATAAGTTGTATCAACGTTTTTAGATATACGTGCAGCATCAACAGCAGCTCCTAATATACCGTCAGCATCTTTTGTTCTTACAGCAGATTCGCTAGGGTCAAACACATCATCAACTCCAAGCATTGGATCTTTAGAGTTTGGATTAGTACGTTTTAGATATGCACCTAAATTATCTAGTTCTTTTTCTCTTCTAGCTGCATTACGCATTATGGTATCTTCGATTGGATTCTCTGCAAATTGAACGTCAGAAAATTCATCTTTAGTTAAACCATTTAATCTTTTTTGTAGTTGTGAATTTTCAGAAGTAAGTTTAATAGTGTTTTCTAAACTTTTACCACTTCTAGTGATATAAGCTACTCCTTCAACAACACTAGACAATAATCCAAGGATTGCTCCTTCATTGACATTCTTTTGTCTTTTAATGTCAGGACTGTCGCCATCATTAGTTGCCCATGTTTCAGGAATAAACTGATATGTTCTCGGCCAGTATTTTTTTAAAGTACCAAATAAATTATCATCTACTTTGTTTTGTTCAGCCACAAAATCAACAGCTGCTCCAGTACCAACATCAGCACCAAATTTAGAAAAGTATGCAAATGATTGTCTGTTGCCTAGTTTCTGTAACCATGGAGCTGTTTTACCAGATAGATGTAATTTAGTAGCTCCTTTTATAAGCATTCCTCTAAGACCTAAACTTGGAATAACAAGTCCAGATATGTTTCTTACAGCATTTGCTACATCGCTTTCATACTTCTTAGGTTTTTCAATGTTTAATTTATTTCCATAAGGCAGAGCACTTGTACCGAAATTCCATGCATCAGTCATTGTGTCAACGACACCTTGAGCTGGAGCTGAAGTTACGTCATAAAAGTCTCTAGCAAATTTGGTACTAGCATTAGCACCAAGTAAAGTTCCTTCTGGATTATCTACTGTAAATAAATCTTTTGTTTGTGATGCATCACCTTTGCGTGCATCTCGTCTTTCTTGAGTGTTAAGAGTACCTTGAGTTTCAGGTTGTTCAACAGCCGTAGCTGCATCCTCAGTTGCTTGTACCTCTTGTTGAGCAGTAGTTGCTTCTAGAAGTTGATCTTTAATATTAATAAGATCTTCATTTGTAAGCTCTTCACCATTCTCAAGATCCCCTTGGGAATCAATTGGCATGATAGTAATTAGTAATGTTTATTGAAAAGCAGCTCTTTTAGGTATCTCTAATTCTTCATCATCTGTACCTTGTTCAGATATAAACGCACATTGCCTTAGCAATTGATTAGTAGATAAACCTTCAAAACCCTTTTCTCTTATAAGGCAATTTATAAATGGATCACCTTGACTATATATTTCAGTTATTGATTGCAATTCTTCAGGTATATTTTCTTTTGGTATTCCATATACAGCAGCTTGTCTTTCTAGTATTCCTCTAACACCACCAACGGCTTCAGGTTTACCATACAAAGAAGCCATAGCTTTTAGTTTTGGACTATATCCTTCTCTAGATGCAAGACGTGTTATTTCTTGCATTACTTCAGCTTCACTTAAAAATACATTAGGTGTATCTAAAGCTTGTTGGATATTATTATCAGCCATTTCAAGTTTTACAGCTGTACTGTAAAGATCCATAGTTAACTTAGTCTCTGCATTTTTTCTAGTAGTAGATGGAGCAATTGAGTTCATATAATTTTCATATATGCCTTCAGTGTTAGTAACAAACAAACGTCCATCTTGCTCTCCTTGTGCTGGTTCTCCACCACCATTATTAGTCCAATAGGTTTCAACATTAATAGCAGCATTAACAGCAGCATTAGGATCACCAGCTTCAGTTAATCTAGTAAATTCTTCTTCAAACTTTTCAACTAACTTTCCTCGTACCGCGTTTACATGTGGCATTAAAGAACCCCGACTGCTTGTCTTCCAAAGTTCACTTTTGCCTTTAACAATTTGCTCTACTGCACTTCTTGAATCTTTATAGTTTTTATCTTCACGTGCTTTAGCTTGAGCCTGTGCTCTACTTAACCATTTCTTTTGTAGTTCAAAACTAGATCCTTCTACTTCTTCTACAGTTAATTGACCTTTCATATATTGAGCTTCAAACGCTGCATTATCAGCAATGTAAGAATCGAACGATTGATCTAAACCATCTATAAAAGTTTCTATATCTGTGTTTTCTTTAGCAAAAGCAAGTCTGTTGTTACCTTGGACTTCTAATAGATTTCTTTTAATGACTTCTACATCTGTACCTTCAGCTAATTGTTCACGTGCATAAGTTAAAGCAGCTTCGTTTTGTGTGTCATAGAGTTGATCTTTTTTAGTTCTATCAGCAGTTGCTTGTTCTTTTTCATATTTCAATATGTCCTTATGCATCTCCCCCGCTATAACAGGAAATCTTTCCTCATACGGTCTACCTCCAGCATCCATCTTCATTAGTTGCTTTACTTGATCAGTACTTACATCAGGAGAAACTTTGGAAACAGCAAAAGCTCGTTTAACTACATCATGTGATACACCTCCCATTCCATTATCAAATTCATAAGCATAATCTTTCCTATAATTATCTATCGTATAAAGTGTATTTGACTCATCAAGTGCTTGAAGAAGTTTGTCATTTTTAATTGATTCTTTTTCTGCTTTAGCTTTATTAGCTAAATCTGTTTGACCTTTAGTCGTAATTGATGTTAAGAAATTATCAATTTTTCTTCCAACAGTATTTTTAACTAAACGTTTGTTTTCAGTTGCTATTAGTGGATCTTCAATAGATTCTCTAAATTGTTTTATAACGTTTTGCTGTTTATATGGATCAGTAGATGCTTTATAAACTTCATCCCATCCTTTTGTGTACCATTGATTAGCTACTCCATTCATCATTCCTTGCATTAAACGCATCTTGTCATTTAATGAAGCAAAAGGAGAATTTTTTAATGTATCTATAGCAACAACATCTTTTTTTTCAATTGCAGTATCAAAAGCGTTGTTATATCCAGCAGCTCCATCAAACAAATATTTAGCAGCATCAGTATATTTTTGATCTTCAATTGGATTATCTAAAGTATATTTTTGTCTTTCTAACTTTTTATATCTATTTTCTTTCATCTTGTCAGATGCCTTCTTAACTGTGATTGAAAAGTCTGCTAAAGACTCAATCATTTTCATAGGCATTGCTGCATTTATTTCACGTGTTCTATCATTTTCTTGTTCGAGTTGTTCACGCCTGTCATAACCTCTATTTATTTGGTCATAAGAATCTTGTAGTTGCGAAGCAAAGTCCGCAGCTTCTGTAAAATTAAAAAAACTGTTTGTCATGGGGTTGTAAATCCTGAATAGATACCAGCAACTTTCGACCCTATGGATAACGCATCCATAAACATAGCTGCTCCAACGTTTTGCATAACTGGTTGAGGTGGTGCAACATCTGGTATAGGTTGAAATGCAACCTTTGCAAATGCTTGATCTTTATATGCTTTAAATTTAGAAACTTCCATTGATTTGGCTTTGGCAAGTTCTGTATCGTTTAATAAAACTTGTCTAGCTATTTCAGAAGTATCTCTTCCATACTTAGCAAGCTCAATTGTTTTCATTCTTCTGATTGATTGACCAGTTTGACCAGAAGCCATAATCTTCCCGTAGTCACTGTTCTCAACCATATCTCTGTATAACTCTTGATACTTTATTTGTGCAGCATCTCTGGCTTTATTTTGCTCTAACTGTTGATTAGTGGAAGCATAGGCTTGAGCTAATCCAGCATTGTCTACATCTATTTCGTACTGATTTTTTTGAGCATTATAAATGGATATCGTTTGCATCCAGTTACGCTCTCTACGCTCGTTTTCATAAGCATATCTTCTGCGAGCATTGGCATTAGCTGCTCTCGCACTTGCCCCTAAACACACGGCAAAACTCCATAAAAGGTAATTGATTAGGTCCGTGTTTTAATTCCCTCAAAAATTTGAACCCTAGGAATCTGAGTAGTTTTATATGAACTCTGTTTCGTTTATCAACGATGTTCCAGAGCAACTTCTCTTGTCTACTTTCCACATATCTTTTTGCTTCTCTAGCAAAAGTTAGTGGGTATTTATGAATAGCTGG